CCGCCATCTGCGCGCGCGTCGTCAGCGCCTGATTTTTCAATTGCTGATTCTGGTACTGCGCCTGCTGGTCTTCGGTGGCCGCATTCGACCTCTCCGCACGCAGTTCTTTCTCCATGTTCGCCTGGCGGATGAAAGTCGGCACGCCGCTTGAGAACGCCGAGTTATATCTATCCGTAACGGCTTGCTCGGCGAGGTCATGGCGACGCGCGACACCCGGATCGACATTGAAGTCGGTGGGGATATCCTGATACGCCTTGCCTTGATAGGCGTTCGGGTCGCCGAAGTTGAGTGGCAGACCGAGAAAATCCTCGACACCGGGCGAGCCGGCCGAGAGCGGCGACATATAAGAGTATGTATTAGCGGTTTGCTGATTGCTTGCGTACGGAGTCTGAATCGATTTGGTTGATCCGCCCATAGTAATCCGCCTTTTTAATCGCAAAGATCTGGAACTGTACGCCGTTTTGCTCGTACTCGCCTTTCGGCGCCATCCAACTGCGAATAGCCAACCTGCGCGCCGCGCGATTCCACGCTGGAAACGCCGCTTCCAGTTCATCTATGCCGTTTTGGTAGAGATAATCAGCGAGCGTGATCAGCAGATTCGCCAGGTCCCACGGATGAATCGTTCGACGCTCCTTCGAGACGTGGAAGCGCATGATGCGCCCGAGTTGTTCCATTGAAATTGACGCGCAGAATCGCCCGTCTTGATATACCCCGAAGTTCACCCGCTGGGGCTCGGACAGAAGTCCCGCATAATCGTCAATGTTGACGTTCTCGCCGAATTCCCACCTGGCGACCTGCGCGTACTGGTCACGTCGCAACGGTTCGAGTTCCAGCATTATGTAAAGCCGATCGTGCGAACGCGCTGAGTTACAAAATCATAGAAGATCAGCGCGCTTTCGCCCGGATTCAGCGTAATATCCGCGCCCATGTGAGTCAGAATTCTATTCTGGGCCAGACTCCCGGCATTGTCGTTTGCCAGCACTACATCCTGAGAGCCTATATTGGTGACCGACTTAATCCCGATGCCGACGTTGGCAAAGCCGGTAATGGTCCTCAACGCGTCCGATGTGAAAAGGTGCGTTATGGTGCCGACGTTGAGAGAGAAATCATCCTGGTCGGCCGTCAGTTGCGGGTAAAGCTGCTGCGCGTTAGGCGACAACTGTAAGCCTACTTGAACCTGCCCGACCTGCGCCGGCGTCAGCTTCGGACGCGTCAGCGCATATATATGCCCACCGTCGCCGCCACCGTATCTGTTCTGGCCCTCGTATCTCATCGTCGTTCACCTATCGGCGTCCCGGCCGCGACCAGCTTGTCGCACTTGCCGTCGTTGGAGGGAAAATCAATGCGGAAAGCGAGCGCCTTGCCGCCGATGTTCGTCCCGATCTCAGGCTCGGCAATGTCCGTGTCGGAGAGCGTAAAACTTGCTGTAGCGGCGCTTGTGTTGGTGACATCCGGGACGGCGCCGCCCGGCGGGACTGCGTAAACTCTCAAGGTCCCGGCCTTGCCTACGAACGCCAGGCGTTTCACTCGGTTGCGCGCGAGCAAGCGCGGGTCGTAATACTGGCTCGCGACATAGCGCGTGCCGCCTATCCCGGCACCGCCCTCCCATTCATTCACGCGATAATTGCCGCCGCTGAGATAGGTCACATACAGCGCGCCGTCTACGACTTGCGTATCAATGATCCGCGCCGAGAAATTCAATTCGGGCCCCCATACTCCATGCTGCGTCATAAACGGCAGCACAACCGTCGTGCTGCCATTGTCGTAGATAAAGAGCACGGCCTTATTGATAGGATCTACCGCCAGCTTCACGCCGGCCGCGTCCCACGTCTTCATGACCTCGCGGACCGCCGTCGCAAACTCAAAGTCTAGGTTTTCCGAGGCCTGAGTGCGGAACGGCATTCCGTTAAAGCCGTAAAAGTAATCGCCTTCGAGCACGCCATTCGTGCCGGCTTTAAAGCCGGGCTGGGCGATTGTCTTGATTTTGTATGGTTCGGTTGGGTCGCTGGTAAAGCTGATAACTTCGAGCGACGTCATGGTCATCAGGTAAATCGGCCCGTCGCCACCGAGCGCGTTTAGTATGTCGCTCCCTGAATCCGAGCCGATCGCCTGCGTAAGATCGCAGTGCTCGGGATTGAACGGCAGCATTGGAACAAGCACGTTGCCGGTCGGATTGACGGCCGTAGCCGCCGACTTGTCGCCCACGCCCCAGATAAAGACGCGTCCGGCATACTTCAGGACGCCCGCGCAAAGAGGCGGCGCGGCCGTGTCCTGGCTGACCAGCGCGCCGAGCTCCGCGTCGTACCAGTTAGCGGCGGCGGAACGAATGATTATCGCGTAGCCGCTATTGGTTGCGCTGAGAAAATTGGTAGTCAGCGTGATCTGCGTAGGCGTGACGCCGCCTGTCGCGATCTCGTAGGTATTCCCGCTGATATTGATCAGGTCATGCTCGCGCAGGTCCTGAATCCAAAACGTGCCGACAGGCGCCGTCAGATTCGGCGAGCCAAGCGTCCCGGTGAACGTGCCGCGCGGCTGAAGGCGAATGTAGCGCACGACGCGGATTTCGCCGCTGCGATCATCCCAGCGCGTGCCACAATAGATCCACCCATCTTGTCCGGCGGGATGACTGGGCAGACCCGAGGCCAGGCCGAGGGTGATTACGGCCGACCCTTGAGCCGGAACGTTGCTGTAAATGATATCCGAAGGCGGCCCTATCGCGTCGGTCGTGATACGCCAGGGCGCGAGCGCGACGCCGATGAGTCCGGCCATTGGCCGGTTTCCGAGTACGCCGGGATCGGCGGTGTTGACGGAGACATCGGCGGCTGTCAGTAATGGCTTGTCAAAACCGGCGTCGAAGTCATCATATCCGCCTCCGCCGTTGGGGATCGCCACGCGCAGGCGTCCAGCCGTCGGGGAGGTCGTGACGCCGCTGACCGCGAACTCGTCGAGGTAAAGCTGCGCATTTGCCGCCTCCGATACATATATCAGCGCCGCGTTGTCGTGGCGAATCAAGCCGGCGTAAGGCAGGCGCGAACCGACCAGCGCGTCGGCAAAAGTCGCCCGCTGGGTGTTCGCGGCGAATATCCTCGCGCCGACATTCTGCGAGGACGTTTGAAGCAGCCCGTTCGCCACCTCTGGCTTTCCGGTCGGACGTATCCAGACGTTCGATCCTGCGCGGATCGTGCCCAGGAACTCGGCGTGCGGGATGGCGCTCGCGGACGGGAAATATCCCCGCTCGAAGGTGATCTCTAAGGGTTCAAGATCTTTTGGGATTGGCATTACGCGGGCGTCACCTTGCGGGCGACGACGTTGCAAAGGGTTTGCACGAGTCTATCGTCGAGTTCAGGCGGAAAGTTGCTGACATCCGCCGGCGTGAAGTTGGCTGTAATCACAAGCGGACCATTGGCGCCCTGAATACTGCCTGGATCGGTTACTTGTACGCCCTTAGCGCGAGTCAAAATCTTGTCCCGATCCTTGATATGGTAGTGACCGATGGCGGTCGTCTGAGGCCGCAGGAAGTCGGCATAGTGGAGGATCGGATACAATTGATTGCCATCGTTATCGAGTACAACGCCAGACCTAATGCCGTCGAGCAAAATCTCGCCCGCGACGCCCGTGATACTGCCCGTTGCCGCCAACAGATCACCCTGCCCGTTCGCATCGAGCGGGACGGAGTAAGTCTGTTGCAGGAGCGCCCGCAGATACGGATCACGCATCACCTCATTGGCGAGATCGTTCGCCGCGAGCAATACACAGGCGTCAATATCTATCTCGGCGTCCGGCCAGCTACGAGGCTGCGGCGCGCCGGCATTGAGTTGCCGTTTCGCCCTTTCAACCAGTTCGTCTTTTGTCATGTTGCGCTCGGCGCCGCCTGCGCCTCTCCGTATAGAGTGGGGTTACCGTAATTGCGAATCTCCGCGAGATGCGCCTGCCATTGGGCATTAGCGCCGGCGAAGAGATCGCCGAACAAGGATTCTTTTAGCGCCAATTTCGCGACCGCCCCTTGAATCAGACCGCCTTCGTGGTGATCGTCAAGATCGATGTTGCCAGCGAAGGATGTTGGCCGCTCGTAAACGCAAACGTCAACGAGAACGTTCGTCCGCGTGTGCTCGATCCTGCCACTGTTGATTGCGTACCAATACCGTGTCGAGCCGCTGTAAATGGTGGCCGAGAATCTATTGAAGCTCCGAATGCTGTCCAACGCCGCCCGCTCAAGCGTCTCATTGTTCCCGGAGTCTCGGACTGCGCCCGGAATGCCGATGATAAGCTTGAGAGTCCCGGCGCCCGTGCGTGGTATGGCCGCTCGATTGGCAAGAGCCGCCGTGCTATCGGCATATCGCGCACGCTCGGGATGGAGCGGCGTCGAGGCGATCGCTTCGACGATCTCGCCCTGGGCCGCGACAACCGCGTCTTGAACCTGGCTTGCGAGAAAATCCGGCCCGAACACCGTCGAGGTTGACGGTGTGGCGGTATAGTTGGCGTCCGCCGTTGTGGGATTTTCCCCGAGCACAGCGCCGAGGAGGTTGAGAATTTCTTGAGTTACCTTGGCGTAGGTTATGGGCATTACCTTGCAAGACTGCGTTGAATATAGGCGTCAATGACGCCACCCGTGATGCCGGAGCTGATTCTGAGTCGGCCAACGGCGCCCTCCGGGATGATGCGATCCGACAATACGAGCGGGGCGCTGCCGGCAAATGTGATCGTCAGCTCGGTTGTCCATGTACCGCTGTAGTCGCCGCCAGGCGCGCTTTCGAGCTGCACGGCGCCACCGTTCACTCCGGTCTTGAAGTCGATCTCGACAACGATGTCGTCGGTTAGTCCGAATATCTCGCTAAGCGTGTTCAGCGCCGATACGTTGTTGAGTACTTTTATAGGCGTTGCGTCGATGAGCATAGACGTCCTTCCACTTGGGCTTTATAGACCGTATTTGGCCTTCCAGTAGTTATAGAGCTGGGTCTGCTGCGCTGGAGTTAACGCTTCCGCGCAGACCACCAATGCTGCAAAATCGCCGTTCCAAACTCTGGAAATGGCCCCCGACGCGTCCGGCTTGCCCCAGAATAGGTTTGATTCATAATTGGCATAATTATTGGTGGTCGTGCCACTGCCCGGCGTGCCCGCTCCTCCGTCAACCTGAATAGTCACATTCTTGGTCGCGCCGTCATTGGTCATGTTGTCGAATGTGCCAATGGCGACGTGAAAACCCGCGCCATCGTTGAATGGTGAAAAAGCGGCTTCCGGAAGTTGGTTCGATCCACCAAACGCCGCGGCGATGAGATTGCCTCCCCCGCCATCACCGAGCGATAAGCTGATCTCGTCCTCGGTCCCGAATCCATTTCCAGCCGGGTCGCCAGCCCATAGCATTATCTCCCCGTCCACCGGGTTGTTGGTCTGGAACACGGCCGCGAAAGTCACCTTAGAGGCGTTGTCATTCTTCGGGCTGTAAGGAGAGGTCATCCAGTGACCATCGCCGGCATCCAGATGAGTGAATCTGGCTACAGGCTTCCCGTTTAATCGACCCGTAATAAAGGCCGGCTTGTTCGCCGCAACGCTTTGAGCGAAATGGTTCGCTAGCCCTGACAAGTCGTTGGCGGTAGTAATGGGATCGCCGTTGTTCAGCCCGGTTACGCTCTGGTCTACTTCAATCCATATACGCAAAGCGGGAAGTTGAAGCGGACTGAAAGGCGCAGCGCCTGATCGCGCGCGCCTTGTTCTCAAGCTGCGCTGGATGTGAGCGTCGACCACTCCGCCCGTGATACCGGAACTGATTCTCAGCCGACCGACAGCGCCCTCCGGGATGATGCGGTCGGACAGCGTGAGCGGGGCCGAACCGGAAAAGGTGATTATTCCCTCAATCTTCCAAACGCCGGCGTAATCAGCGCCAGGCGCGCTTTCGAGCTGCACGGCGCCGCCGTTCACTCCGGCCTTGAAATCAACTTCAAGAACGACTACGTCGGCAATGGCGAATGGCGCTGACAGAGTATTCAGCGCCGAAACGCCATCCAGAACCTTTACAGGCTTTGCGTCAAGCAACATTGCTAATAGGAAGAGTACTTGCGGAAGCCGATCCGCGCATTGTGAAGCGACCGGACGTACAACTCGAAATCCTTCGTGTAGCGCTGCGCATCCGCGCCGAGCGTGACAAGCCGCGTCTTCCGCTGGTCGGCGTTCATCGCCTCGACAGCCTTCCATTGCTCCGAGCCGATCTCCGAGTCGGAAAGCCACCATTTCGCATCAGGTAGACACGAGATCGCGGCGCGCGTCTCGATCAGGTGATGATGTTCACTGAGCACGGGCGACGAATCGAGCGCGGCCGATTCCGCCCATGGGCCAACGGCGTAAATGACCTTGTAGACCGCAGTCGCCTGCGGGACGGGCCGAATGCGAGCGTGAACGGCCTGCCCGGCCGGTTCTCGGTAGAAAGCAATACCCAAAGCCGTATGATTGCTTCCGTCGAGAAACCCGCCGAACCAATTCGCGCCGTCTCGCGGGCCCTCATAGGCGAGCGGCAGATTCTGCACGTTGAAGAACGGGACCGTCCGCTCCCAGTGACCTGGCGTTGTGGTGTCCTCGGTGTAGACAAGCAGCGCTCGCCCCCAGTCCTGGGCAGTAATCAAATAATCGGCCTTGTCCTTCTGGACTACGAGCGGGATTTCCAACGTCGCCCAGGCTTTTGATGTGTTATTAAGGTGGTTGTAGACAGACTGGGTGTGATTCAAGACGTGCTTGAACACCTGCCGAAAGCCAGGAAACTGCGGCTGCGGATCGCCGAGCGTGGTGCGGACGCTAGAGACAATCTCGTCGAGAGTAGCCATTTAGTTTTTGGTCGCCTTCGGAGTCTTTGGCGCGTCGGCGGGAGCTGGAAGCGCTGGAGCGGCCAGCCGATCAACAAGCGTTTCGAGCGCCGTGGCCAATTGCGCCTGATTCTCTGACAGTTTTTGGAGAATATCCGTGACCGGAATATCCTTCTTATCCGCCTGTGCTTTGATAAGATCGCCGACCGACTTGCTAAACTGATTTTGCAATTGCGCCGTCTCAAGCAACTGCTTGGATTGCGGCGTGATCTCAAGCTGCGCCATTAACTGCTCGGCGACGTCACTGAGCCGATACGTCCAGCCGTCCTTGGTCGTGCCGACCTGCACAAGCGTCTCTTCGAACTTGATTCGCTCCATCGCCCACAGGCGAAACTGGTCACAGGCCGAAAGCATCTCGTCGCCGATCTCCCGCAAATCGCGCTCGCCGGTATTCCTTTTACCGGCTTCGATAGACTCGGAAAGCTCGCGTAGCGTCGGCGGCAACTGAGGCCACAGCGGAAAGAAGAGTGATTGAAGTCGCTCGGCGACAACCTGATCCCAGGTCACGGTCCTGAGCGCCTCAATCTCCACGACGCCTTTGCTATTGCCCTGATCGTTGCGAGCCGCCGTGAGAACGGCGCCGATCGACTCACCGGGGAACGTCTTGACGCCGGGTAGAACATTGGTCCACTTCGCGCCCTCCGTGAAAGTCCCTCGAAACGTCGGCGTCCCTTCCGGTATCAGATCCGGCGGCGTCCAGACGGCCGCGGTTTCGAGTGGCGTCAGCAAGGCGCGCGGCAGCACGCCTTTTGTTCGCAGCAAACAGGGCGTGTTGATCTCTTCGCCGCCGTTCGAATAAAGCCTGAAAGCGTCGCCGTTCGAGCTCTGAATACCGAAACCGGTCAGGTCCTTCATCTCACGCTTGCGGCGCGGACCGAGAGCGTCGCCGGGAAAAAACAACCACCGCACCGCGTCTTTCGGGACGGCGTCGTCGTCTATGAATCGTGGCATCTGCTCGTCCACGACGGGCATAGCTAATACTGCTTGCATTTTTGCTCCTTGCTTAGTCGGGAATTGAAAGACCCGACTTGTCGTCGATGTTAAATGTAGTAGGCCATGCGAACTTATACTTGCCGTGCTTCAAGGTTTTGTAGTTATCCTCGAACGCGCGCCAACCGTGGGAATTGATCCACGAATGCCAGAAGTCGTGATTGATCCGTTTGCCCTCTTCCTCGATCTCTCGAGCCTCCGCATAGGCCAGACGCTGCGCCTCATCGAGCGCCCAATCCGGCAACGGTTCGTGTGGTGAGGTTTTCTGAGGGTCGTTATCCCGCAGGCGCACGGCCTTTTGCAGAATCTGCAGATCCGCGGTAGAAGGCTCGCGATAGTAGCCCCAACATCTACGCCGGTGGCCACGCCAAGCCCTTTCGCAACAGGTTTCGTTTGGATCATGCTCGGCGACCGTGCGAAGGTAGCCGTACCATCCGTCAATCGGCGGATCGCCGCGCTTGTCTATCGTCCGGCCGAGTACCGGATCATAGACGTAACGCGACCGTTGCCAGGTCTGCCAATACTGGCCAGGCTCGTAGCGCTGCTCGAGGATCCAGCGCGGGATAGAGATGTCCACCTCGTCATCGCCGACCTTGACAGTCATAAAGCGATACTTCGCCCGCCACTCGCCCTTTGTCGGCTTACCCAACCCGTCAAATTCGACGTGGAAGAACTCGCGCGACTGCCAGGCCCAAACCAGACGGACGATCGACTTGCCGTCCGCTGTACCGCAAATACGATTCAGTCGCTTCTGGAACTTAACGACGTTGAACGTCGGCGGATTCCAGATCCCTCGCTCGCCCCATTTACGCGGGTTGTCGTAGGTCGGATGGCGGTCCTTGGTGGCAAGATGGTCGGCTGCGTCAATCATCAAATATCGCCTTTGATTTCGACGTGAACGGTGGTGTTCGCCAGTTGAACGCGCGCCTCGAGAGTTAGGGTCGTTCCGGCCAGCGTCTCGGTGGCGCCAACGATAGCTATAGCGCCGCCCAAGACCTTCGCGTTGCGGTGAACGTGCTGACAGATGTAGCTCGCCTGGTCGCCGACGGCGCCCGTTGAGCCGGTGACGGCGACAATCTCAGACGCTTCGCTACTGCGCCTGTCTTCCGGCCCAAGATCCTTGCCGGCAAAAGCCGCTGAAATAGACATGAGAATATCTCCAAGAAAAACGGGAGAGATCGAAACCTCTCCCGGCATTGTTTTGTGTTATGCGTGAAGCCTGCTTAACTAGTGGCTTGCGTCACAACGCCCGAAATGGACGCGCGTTTAATGAACCCGCTCGAACGGGGCAGCAACGTGCCGGGATTGGCGCGATAGCCAATGGCGCGCTGATAGTCGTCCGAACCGGTGTTGTTCGCACCGAGCAGCATGCGCCACTCTTGATTGTCGAGGTCGTACTCGCCGAAGGGCATTTCTTCGAACATTTTGTATTGATCGCCCTGAACCAGATAGTTGCGATCCTCATCCATGTCCGCGTCGCGCACGTAAATGGTATCACCGTCCTCGTACCGCTTGGCGACGCCCTTGACAGTGTCACCCCCCTCGGCTGAACGCATATAGAAGCCAAGGGTGTATCCCTGCTTCCGCAAGACTGAATGCTGACCGAAAGTGATGAAGCCGATGAGCTTCGATTCAGCGTCTTCGGTATTATTTCGAGTGTTGATCATGGATTTGAGAGTCTCCTGGGCCGCCGGCGACATTATGACGCCGTTGAGGTCCAGGACAGGCGCATTGAGGTCGGGGAAGTTGCCGGTATTGAGCCCCTGCAAGACGCGAGTCTGATCGGAGATGAGGTGCCCCAGGCCGCGCATATAGCGGTTGTAGGAGCCGACATCAACAATCGGGTCGCCGGACGAGATCGTGCCGGAAGTGACATTGATAGTCGCCGAGGTCTTGCCGGGAGTCACCACCGTGAACGTCCCGCGCACGGCGCCGGTCGAGGTGTTGATCGCCTGATAAGTGTGGCCTTCTTCCAGCCTCACGCCGCCCTTGGTCTGGCCCGGAGTCGTGGCCGCCGCGGTCGTAAAATTGCAACTGGTAACTCCAGTGCCGCCGATCGCGGACGCGCTAAAAGCCAGAGCGCCAGAACCGTCGCCATAGAAAATCTGGTTTGCTCTTTTGGTCGCGGTTTCGGTGTAGAGCTTGAGGATGTCGAGCAGGCTGACAATGTTGTTCTTCTGATCTTTCTTGAAGGCCCTGATCGAAGCGCCCTGCCAGACCATCGGCAATGCGTACCCGACCGGGTAAACAAACATTGATTGAGTCTGCATCGGGACCGCGGCGTTGAAGCTGGAGGAAGATGGCACGAAGCCGGTATGTCCGCCCGGACGACGCGAGTAGTAAGGAATCCGATAACCTTTCTCGGTCAGCTCCTTATGCTCGACGTCCTTTTCGAACGCATTGTAACCGGGCGCGTTGTTCTCAAAGAACGAGCGCACCATCATTTCGACGTCCTGACGCTTGAGGTCAGGAAGATTCGAGAAATCTACGTTGGACATGGATCGTTACTCCTGTTAGCCCGCGCGCTGTTCGCGCAGTTGGCGCAGATACTCCATGGTGAATGGCTGTGCGGTCGGTTTGACCACGCCATTGCCATGAATAGCGCCGCCGCTTACTCCAGGCCGGGCCAGAGCGCCCAGCTTCGAGTTCTCGACTTCCCGCAGTTCTTGATTGCCGCCCGCGATGACCTTCGCGACCTTGAGCGCAATCCCGCTGAGCTTGGCGAGCGCGCCGTTGTAGAGGCGATTGACTTCGCCTCGCGCCTTGCCGAGCGCGGCGTCATTGCGGTATTGGGCATAGGCGGGATTACCCGCCACGGCTTCGTACCACTTGACGGCGCGCGCCTGATCGCCGAGCGCATCCAGGGAATCGAAAAAGCCCTGGTCGAGCGTGACGCCGAGCGCGTTAAGCGTTGATTCAGTGGCAAAACGCAGCTCGGGACTGAGCAGATTGGCCATAATGGCCATAACTGCCCCAGACTGGACGGCGTTGGTTGCTGGATCAGCCGAGAATTGAACCTGAGAGCTAAGATTTTTTACTATGGAGGTCAGTCCGTCCTGACGCAGCTTGCCCGCATATTCTTGGAATGAGTGTTCCACGCTGGCGCGAAATTCCTGGCCCTGCCTGACCGCATGCTCCGCTTGCGCCTGGTTGTAGCGCTCGCGAAACTGGCGGTTTTCGAAGGCTTCCTGTTTTTCGGCCAGATACTCTTGAAGCTGTTCCGGCTCCATCTGCTGCGCCTGATAGCGCTGATTAGGAGACAGATTCTTGTAGAGTTCGTGATACTGCTGCGGAACGTACGCAAGCTCATCAGACGAGACGACTCCGGGTGTTGCTACCGATTTGTTTGGGTTTTGGGTAAGCGCCTGGTAGTCAGCGAGGCGATTTGGATCGAGGCCTAGAGTCTGGAACATCCTCTGCGCGCCCGTCAGACCGTCCGCGCCTTTCGCGCCCCAGAATCCATAAAGCAATTGATCCGCAAGGGCGGGGCTGCTTTCCTGAATCTGAGAGACGAAGGTATGTGGCGAAGAGATCGGCAAGCCGGTGTGCTCGTCATAAAGCACGTTGCCGTGCTCGTCCTGCGCGTACCCATACAGACCGTCAAGCAGTTCAAGGCTGCTTTTGATCGCGCCCGTGTCGCCGTAGTCGGCGAGCGGCTGATACTGTCCCTTGAGCGTCTTGTGGTCTGTTTCGAGTGATTTGTAGCCTTGAAGTAACGATGTGAACTTTTCACGCCACTGTTCAGGAGCCTGCGCCAGTTCCTCTTCGGTAACTGGCAGTTGAAACTCCCCAGTGCCGGCGTCAGCGCTGCTCTCGTCCCCTGCTACCGCCGCGGGCGGTGTCCCTTGAGCCGGAGTAGTTCCGGTCGAAGGCTCGCCGCCGCTCGTAATTGCCCCTTGCCCGCCGGTGTCAGCGGGAGCGGAAGCCGGACTTGATTCCGCTGCAGGCGGGGCGCCTGCCGTTACACCTGTATTCGTTGATTCGTCCATTGGTAATCCAAAAGAAAAAGGCCGCCAACCGGCGACCGATCCGAATGGACCAATCACCGAATTGGCGGCCTGTGCTTAGGTAGTGTTCCGCGCCGAACAAACGCCCAACGCGGCTAATGACTAAACAAAAACCTTTATGAAATTGTGAGTGCGGTTATCTGAAACTGCCGGTCGAAACGAGCAAACTCATCATCGTCTTTGCGCGGGCAGGTTCGTGTTCGAACATCCGCGCCCAACCAACCAGACAGGCAATGATATTCACCCTGTTCGACTGCTCGCTTACTTCCGCGCCACAGAGCGAGCAGGCATCGTTATTAACCATTCTTTTTCCCTAGATCGAATTTCCGCTCAATCCCTTTAACGATCAGGAGAAGTCCGTCGCGCACGAATGTGGCAATATCGCGGGCGTCATCCCATGAGAAAGACTTCGGCGCGGGCTTGCTAATATGCTCTTTCACACTACCTATGCGGCCCATTGATCCTTCAGGCGGGGAAACCGGAGCCCGAAAGGCATAGGGAATGCGATAGCCTTTCTGTTGCGGTTCGTCGCTCATCCCCTCAGCGCCCCCGCCGCCTTGGCCTTAAAATATTCAACTTGCGCGATCCTCTTCCTGGCCTGCTTCTTGGAGAGATTCGGCTTGCTCAGGTTCTTGGCACCGCTTTCGGATTTGACTTGGTAGCCTTTGCCGGTTTTAACGATCATACTTTAGCGATAACCGAGCAGAATTTAATGTAAAGATTCTGCACTTGCCGAATGTTGCATTAACAACGATTCGATGTTGCATTATCATGCGGCGGATGTTGCATCGTCGCCGCTAAGCACTCTAGTCGCAACTAGTTACAAGCAGAAAAGTATTGACAAAGAAAGTACCATCCCTAGAATAGCGCCGTCTTTTCCAGTTACGACAATCTAAGAGGGATGGTACTTATGACAAACTCAAATGCCAAGCAATTACCACTGTTCAACGACGCGCGCAACTTCACCCAACCGCACGAATCATTTATCGAGGCGCGCCTCGCGCACGCCCTAAATGTAAGAGAAATCCCGCACAAACGAGAGCATCCAATTGGACGCTACAGAGCCGATTTTGCTTTCCTTGAACACAGCCTAATCGTCGAGGTCGACGGCTACGAGTTCCACCATACCAAGAACCAGCGAGAGCACGATGCGCAGCGAGATCGAATATTTATGCTATTAGGCTGGCGTGTCATCAGATTTACCGGATCGGAAATCCACCGAGATATTGAGCGTTGCGTGGCAGTGATTACGTTACTATTAAAGACTCTGGCCAATTCTCATCAGGAGGCGAAGGCAGCTTAATAATCCCATGCTCACGGTTGAGCAATTGTAACCGCTCAGCTTCGGTAATTATTTCCTTCAAACAGGCATCTGCCATCTCACGACCGTAGGTGCGAGCAAGAGATTTGGGCAAAAGAGGCTCTTTACCATCTAAGAGAAGACGGGCGTCTAGCCTAATCGCGGCTTTATAGAACCAATCAAAGAAAGCGCCTTTTAGGTATTTTCCCTCAGCTGTATGCGCGCCTCTTTTGCGGTGGTGGCATATCTCATGCATCTTCTCCGCTACTAGGACAGCCCATAGTTGCGTCCGACTATACATAATGCGGTTTACACCGAAAGGCCCCTTCTCACAGTTAATCCGTCCATCCTTACGCCAACGCCATAAAGTGGAACGGGTAATGCCAAGAATTACCGCGGCCTCTTTCTCGTCATACATGGACGCATATGGCACAAGCGCTAAACGCTCTTGGGCATATCGCTCGATTATTTCCTCTACAGGATGGGTCATTGAGCTGCGTCTCCTTCGGCTTTTAGCGCCCCTCGCCCATTCGGCGGTGGTCCTTGCGGCATCGGCGGCGCGCCCGCCATCTGCACCTGAGCAGCCTGCATCGCAATCGCCCCTTCTTGCATCCCGCCGAGTTGAAAATGTGTCTGAATTAGGAATTCAACGCCCTGCCGTAATGGCAACGGCGCGTCCTGTCCTTCGTCGGTGTCGAGCCAGGATTGGAACCACAGCGCTTTCCCCTTGTGATCCCTTTCCATCATACTGATTGGCGGCTGAATGGCCTGCAGCATCACCATCGGATCGGCCATCCCCATTTGTACCACCTGCTTCATCTGCTCGAGACGCTTACGACAGATTTGCGCGGTCACGTCGAACGTCACACCGCCAAGGAATCCTTGCACCTTGTAAAGCCGCTCAAGCCCGGCGACCAGCTCCGGCGCCTGTTGTTTCGCAATCAGATAGTTAGCCATCCCGCCGAACAGCCCGATGAAAAAGGCATTCGCGTTATCGCGCTTCGTGACGCTGTTCTCCGGCAGTTCACTTTCCTTCGCGATCTCGTAACGCAGGTCGGCCTCAAGATTCGCGGACGAAAGCCAGATGCCAGGCTGCTGCGAATGCTCGCCGCCGAGGGAGAAATAACGCTTGATCGGAAAATAAGTACGGTAATTCTTTACGACATTCTCGGCGATACTCATCCGGCCGTCACCTTTGACCATCACGACGGGCAGAATCAGGGAGTTCGCGTTGGCGTCGGCAATCATCGCTCCACGCGCCGTGTCGTTGCGCTGAGCCATGAGTCCGCCATTCGTGAAGTCCGTCGCGTGCGAAGTCGTAGCAAACGCCTGCGTCAAGAATTGCTGTACGTACTGAGTGAATCCGGCCGGCACGGAGCCTGGCGGCAATGACATGACGGCGTCGCGAAGGCTCTTCAGCTCAGGCAGTTTCGAGATGTCTACCGGGATATTGGCGCGCGGATGGTTGATATAGCCCATATCATCGGAATCAACCATGTCCTTGTAATAAAAGACCGCCGGCGTCGCCATCGCGTCCATGTATTCGAGTTGTTGCGAGTCGAGCTTGTTGATGCGCTTTTGGACTTCGACCATATCCTGACCGCCGCGTCCGGCTCCGGACATCGGCCGCATATGCCAAACGGTTGAGGTGATGTGGTCGCAGTGTTTCTCGGCATAAACACCGAGAACTAGCGACATCCCATTGAGCCCCACCGCGACCAACCCATCGGGGAATAGGTCCGTCAGCTTTCCGCCTCGCGGCAATGGCGCGCCCTGTCCTTGCGCCGATGCCACGGTTTGCTCATCGCCCTTCAGATCAATATCAGCGTAATCGTCAGGCGAGAGCCACATCTCGCAGAGGTTGACCTTGTCTTGACTCAAGAAGCTACGGCGGCGACGTCCGCCGGCGTGGCCGTCCGTCGCCTGACCGATGTAGGCCAAATTTTGCGAGACGTCGAGGCCAAGGTCCTGGTCGCCCGCATTGCCGGGAATCTGGACGCGCCCGAGCAGCCGGCGAATAGCGCCGACGGGAATCTTCTGTTGATGCAGAAACCAAGTAGACTTCTCGGCGCGCGCATTCAGATCCCAACGGCAAGCCGGGAACAGTAATTGGTCCAGGCAGAGGTCGCCGAGCTGCACCTGTTCCTGACCGACGACGGTCGGCATTGTCTCTGTCGCTGGCGGCTCAACGAGCGCGTATTCGCTCCCACAGCGCGGGCAAGCGGTTGCCGACCGTGGTCCGGCTGGCGTATCAACTGCGCCAGTGAACTGATCCGCAGTACCCGCGTATCCACAATCACCGCAGTACCCAGAGCCTTCGCCGAGCGTGACATCCCGATTCTCGACAATCTCCCGTAAGCCGATCACGCCTTGAATCCCTGGGTCGTAGCGCAGGCGATTCAGCGACGTCCCGAACGTCAGAATCTGCAACGCTTCCTGCAAGTGAGGCCACGGCTTGAAGAATTCATTTTCGTAATGGTCGACAATAATCCCGCCAGCCTTCGACGCGGCTTCGCTCTGATCGGTGTCGCGCCCGGGCCTGACGACCACATCGGGATTGCTTTGAACATACTTGACAATGCAGTTCGTCACGTAGAACTGCATCATATTCAGCGCCCGCTTGGCGCTGTTATCTTCCTGCGGCGGCTTGATAACAAGCCATCCGCCTGTCCACGGGTTGCGCTCAAGGATCTGATCGCCCTGAAGGAAGCGCGCGACCAGATCACCGGCGTTGATCATTTCCCGCCAGACCAGCTTTTCAATATTCCAGAAGTGCTTGAACCTCTCCTTTAATGCATCGCAAAAATAATGCGAGCCGCCCGGCTGCTCTCTGAGATTGAGCAACGGTTGCAACGGCGCATAATTTACGCCCGGCCGAACTGGAATTATTTGCGAGTAACCACCCTCCTTCTTCTCTGGTGGTTGAACGTCAGCGCTATCTGGTATCAGTGATGGTAAATTTGCCCTAGATACCGCAGCGCTCGGATACGACATGGCGGACTGCGCATGCTGATAATTAGGCTGCCTGATCAAAGCCCCCATGTCTCCCGCCTGCGGTTGTAGCACGTTTCTGGCCATGGTTAATCAGGCAGTACGAAGTCTTCTTCCACCTGCGGGGTCACGCTCTCACCACGCCGCAGCCGGCTGAGCATCAGGTCAATCTCAGTCGGCGTCTTGCCCAGCCTCAGTCCCTCAAGGCGCACGGCTTCCAGGTAGGCTTCCGCCACTGGTGACGGTTCCGGCGCCTGCGGCTTCGTCTCTTCTCGCCGCTTCGGCTGCGTGACCCCTTTCGGAAGGCCGAAGCAGCCGGCGGCGGTAAGAACGCGATCCGTGAGCGCCAACATGATTCGCTCTGTCTTCGCCCGCTCTTCGCGCAGCTCGGCCTCAAGCTCGAATAATCGAGCCTTCAGGTCCTTGTTTTCGCGAAGCATTCGGCGAAGATTGAGAAGACGAAAAAGCATTACTGGATCATCTGATGGCGCTCTTGAGTCGAGCCCGCTTGCGTCAGATCAAGCAATCCCTGCACCGTGGTAAGGGGGGCGATCAGCGCGTCGGTCAGCTCCGACGAATACGAGCCGAGATCAACGGCGCGCTGGAAACGATGTTGATTCGGCGCCTGGTCGGCGTGTCCGCCGGCCATTAGGGCGCGAACGCCCGCGACCGTATCAGCCGCCGCGACATTCGTATTAGTCAGATATCCTTCGTCCTGCGCGGCTCGAAGGTTGCCGCCGATTTCACTCGACAGCCTAAGTTGATCAGCGTGTAAAGCCATAGTAAACGCTCCTTTGCGTTAGACGAACGGTGGACAGATCCGCCGATTACCAACCGGTGCTGATAACCGAATACCAGACCTTGACGCGCACGACATTATCATTCGCCGCGTTGCCGGCAATCTCAGCGCCTGACGTATTGTGAAGCACAAGCCCTTTATTTTCGACGCCCGCTTTCGCCACGATGCCGTCAATCACGGGAATAGCGCCCGTAGCCGTATCCGCCGACTGGTCAATGAAGCCGGTCGTCTCGATCGTTCCCGACACGACGACGCCCGAGCCGTCCGTATAGCGGATGGCGAGGTTGTTTGTCGATTCAGTGAAAACGTTCGAGCCGCCGTAATCGAGCAACAATTCAGCTCCGAGAAGCCGAACAATCGTTCCCGCCCCCTGCGCCTGAACCAATGTAATCGGCGTGGCGCGAATAGCCTTCACCTGCGCTGCCGTCAGCGAAATTTCGGCGATGAAAACTGTTTGCTGTGGCGCGATGTTGTACCAACTCCCGACGCCATCGGAAACAAATTCCATCGACTGGCCTTGCTGGCGTAGAACAGACCCGCCCACGATCGAGCCCGCGGCGGCCGAAATCGTCACCGGAAATGAACTGGCGTCCGTCTTGACGACGCGAACACGTCCAGCGCCTATCGGCGAGGTGAGCGGCGAGCGCCCGATAGGCGTCGGCAAAGTAACGGTCACGGCGCCGCCGGAGGCGTCAATCAAAATCAAATCGTCGGCGTCTGCGACCGTGTAGTTCGAGGTCTTCGCCACGATCTGTTCATAAACGGAACCAAACTTATTTCCCATAAATCCTCCTAGTTAATCGAAACGGTCGTAACTGGCGAGCTATTTCTTCGCCCTGGCCCGCGTCGGCTTCGGCGCAGGTTCTTGCGCGGGCGCCGACGGCTCCGCGCCTGAGTTATCCGGCGCGTCGGTCCCGCTTTGGCCTTCAATGGGAACGTCGTCGCCGCATTCAGGCGCAACAACCTCTTCGCCGGCCGGCGCAGGCGTCTCGCTCGCGGGTGCTGGCGGCGCCTCAGGTATAGGCGTGACCGGTGAAACAGCCCGCGGCGGATTCAGAATGCGATACGCCTCGCAGTCGAAATCGTCTTCGAGGCGACCAGTCTTCGCCACGCTCTCGACCTTGTAAGCGAGGCGCAATCTGTGCTCGTGCGAGCACTTTACAAACAGTGGATCATCGTCAGTCTTGACCCGGTCCCAGGCCTGCCCGGCGATATTTAATGCTTCTTGATGTGTCATCATCGATTCCTATAGTTATGAAGAAAACGCGCTGCTCGCGCGCAATAAAGTGAATAGCGCCAGGAATGGCCGGCGGATCTGGCGCGGAGAATATTGCGAATGAATTCAATCAATCCGCCTCCCAAATTCATCGAAACGTTGAATCGCGGGTTTTACCTGCTTCTTCGCGCGCTGCCTGGCCAGCACGTACGCTAATTCGGCTTCCGGCGTCAGCCCTTCACCAAACGGCGCGCGCTCGCGTAGATCTTCATATCTTTGGCCTTCCGGAATACGGTCCTCCACTTTTTCATGAAGTGTCATCGCCTTGGCCGCCGGGAACCATCGCGCCGCAATCCCGCGCTGGGCATCCATAAAGTGATTAAAATGGTCGAAAGGCAGAATCCGATTCGAGCCTTTGCTCTCCGTGACCTTCTGCTCGATATACTTGTACTCGCGGAATTCAGCGCGCAGCATAGCTAAGCCTTCGTCGCCTTTCGGGTTGATCATCTGATCATCCGGCACGATAACGTAATAGTTCGGCCGGCCCTGGAGCCACGACTTGAACGGATGCGGCTTGTCGAGATCTCGCAGTTTTAAAGCGTGCTGCATCTGCGCAATCCCGCCGTGCGCATCCGGCTTCCATTTCGAGAACGCCAGACCGCTTTTGATCCGGTAGGTTTCCTGTTGTGAGCTGGCTTCGTGCGACATCACGCGATACTGAATACGGCTCGCCCAGCCGTTCTCGGCCTCAATCAGCTTGATCTTCTCGCCGACATGATCGGGGATCTCGCCCTGAGACGTCAGGATCTGCGGCACGAAGATCGAGCCAGATAACGGAACGCCATCAACCTTTGGCGAGTTCTCAGCCGCGACGAAGTTCCAAATAGTCGCACATGGATCCGGATCGAAGCCCCAATCCTGGCCGCAGGCGCCGAGCCAGTGCAAAGGAATCCGCCGCTCGCCGAATACGCTCGCAAATTGCGACCAGGTAATGACGTGATGCGAGTCTGGGCCGTCTGTCCAAGCCTTGTAGATATTGCCCTGCGGCCTGATCCGCCAGTCGCCGCGGCGCAGTTGCGCGCGCGTGACCTCGTCAAGCTCCGCAAGCGATCGCTCGTAAGTCGCCTGATCGAGAAAGGGATTATCTTCGAGCCTCGCCGGCACGAAGGCGCGACCCTGTTTCTCGTGAACGCGTAGCGCTTCAGCGTCTTCCGGCTGCCAGTCGTCGGGAATGAATCGCTCGTATACCCAATCGGCGCCGATTCCTCCCGGGTTTGACGCGCTGCGCATCCGGATCGGCACGTCAGTCTCCGCGAGACGTCGCAGGCGCGAAAACAAATAAGTGTACTGCCGCGCCGTAAACTGCGTCAGTTCGTCGAAGGCGACGAACTGATATTCGGCCGATTGGTACTGGTAAACGTCAGCGTCGTTTTCCAAGTACCCAAACGCCAGCACGGCGCGACTCGGAAAGCGCCATTGCTTTCGCTGATCATTCCACTGCGCGCCGGAGCCTTGCAGCCATTCGCGTGAGCGATCGAGAAGCGCCCCGGGCTTCGCCAGGTCTTGAAACGTACGCCGCAGAATCAGGGCCGAATACTTCGGGACGTCGGCGTATTGCAACCCCGCCATCAAGAGAGCGTCCGATTTCCCACCGCCGGCGCTGCCGCCATAAAACGCTTCAAGGTGCGGCAGATCGAGAAAGAGCCGCTGGCGATCCGTCGGCTCGTGCGGCGAGTATGGGCTCGTGCGGGCCTCAATCGAGAGCAGCGTCTCCAACTCGCGCGCCTCAGCCTCGGTGAGTTTTGAGAGATCAAGCCGACTCAAGCAACCTTCGCCTTTTCCACCAGTTCAAGAATTCGCTCGCGCCGGCGCTCCGGCGAGGCGTGCGTCACGTCTTTGGAGATCGTGTTGGGCTCGCCGCGCAGCAGAAGCAGCTTGTCAATGAATGCGGCGGTCTCGATGCCGGAGATCTTCGAGGGATCAGCCTTTTTCTGCTCGAGCGAGGCGACGACGGTCTCTTCGAGCAATTCCGCGAGATCCGCTTTTTTTTCGTGTCGACTTTCCGACACGTCAGTATTAACTCGCCCCTGCGCCCATTCTCGGAGAGTGATACGAGGGATACCGAGTTTTCGCGCAGCCTTCAACTCGTTGCCCCCGCAGAAATCGAGGATCACGAGCGCGGAGGCTTTCTCCTTATCCGAGTAATTGCGCTGTTTGCGTTTCTTTGGCGCGGCCATTCGATACTCAGGACAACTCGACCGTAATCTGGACCGTCGCGCCGATCGGCGGATCGCCAAGGTCGGCAGCGCGCAAGGTTACGCTGAAGTGCGGCATGAATTCGTATTTGCCAGACTCATCCATAGCTTGCGGAATATACGACGAAGATGTCTGTAGGGAGAGAATGACCTCATTATTCGGATCGAGGAATTTCGAGGCGACGATGCCTTTAAGAATAATCGGTTGATTCATTTGACTCGTCCTTTTCCGTTGAATTCAATTACGCGCCGGAGGCGTCGCTCTATTTCTCGCCATCGATAGTCGGGCATCCTCGGGCGTCGAAGACTTTATATTCCGCGATCTCGCGGCCAAGGGCCTTGAGCTGATCAAGGGAAGCCGCCGAAGAGTTCGCGCGTAAGGCTTCGGCTTCGAGATCCTTCGCGATCCGGAGCGCGTTTGCGATCGCCTCACAACCGCTCTCCACCTCGTCCCATGACTGCGCGTGAGCGACGGCCTGGCTCAAGGTGTGAAGCACGAAGCGCTTGGCCTTCGGTTCGTAAGAATGCGGAGCCTGCAGCGTCACTTCCGTCATCAACTATTTCTTCGTCGGATCGAAGGCGACCTGGCTCACCCCAAGCGGGCTCTGCTTGAGATAGGCGACCACCGTCGTGAGCGCGGCGCCGCCGGCCGCCACGCCGATCGTCTTGAGACCAACCGGCGTTCCCGTCAGCGTCAGAGCCGTGGTCGTTACCACGCTATTCACCGCGGCCCCGGTGATAGCCGCGAGCAGCCCCTTGCCCCACGATTTCCAATCAAAACTACCCATGGTGTTCTCCTTTTACGGCCGAAAGGAATAATTCCCTCTCGGCCGATCTGCGTTTGACGAGACCCGGAAGCCTTCGGCCGCCGGCCTTCGTCCACTTCAAAAACTCTTCAGCCGCCGCCTCCGCGGCCCCGACGTTCAGCAGCCTGAGCAGCGTGGAACTCTTCAATGCGTTCGCGCCGAGGTTATAGACGAACGACACAAGCGCATCGAACTGATTCTGATTGAGCGGGACCTTGACGAAAGCGTTCACCGCGGATTCGAACGCCCGCGCGTCCTCGGCAATCCACGCATCGGCCTGTGCCTGCGTGATCGGCGCGCCGACGGTCATCTCGGCGACGCCATGGCCGGTTGTGCCGTAACCGGCGGTTTTGATCCCAACGGTGTCCAAATAAACTTCGAGCCTGAGGCCTTCGAAGCGCTTGATCAGATCAAGCCCCTTCGGGCTGATTCGGAGAGTCGTGGCTTTGGTCTCGTTATCGCTTGTCTCAGCCATGCGAATTAAGCGCCCCAGTCCGGCCCCGGCGGATCAATCAGCCCATTCACCAGGTGAACGGAACCGCCCGACGACGGCGCCACGATCGCGCGCAGCGACGCGACCTCGACCGTGAGCGCCTCGATCCGCTCGCGCAATTCGGCGATTTCACGCCGCTGCGCGCCGGGTTCGGGCGGTTTTCTTTTCACCTGCCTGGGCTTTGATTTAACCGATTTCTTCATTGCAATTCGGTCGGCCTGCTCGAATGCGATAAGGCCTGTGTCCCACTGGCCGGACGTGGGATGAATTCGTAATGCCCGCAAAGGCTCGCGGTGTTCTCTCTGTTCCCTGCTCCGTTGTCCGATCTCACCCGCACCGTCGAGTCGTACCAGACCTTCAGGCTGCCGTCGGCGCAAAAGACCAATCTCATGCCGTTGTAACTGATCTCACCTGTGATCGGGGCTCCGTCCATGGCCTTCAGCTCCAGCCGCTTATATTGAATCCCGGCCGCTCGCGCCTCGAAGCGGTGTCTGGCCTCCTGCGGGCTATATTGGCCGTCGAGCGTGACGATCTCGGTGTCGGTAATCACGGGGCTCAATCATCATCGCGAGGTTGACTGCGACGCCTGTCTCCGCTCTTTTCAGCATTGCCGACGTGAAAATGGCCGCAAAATTTGCAACGGTACGCTCCCAGAAACCATCCGGCGATCTTGATTGCCGCGCGCCGAACCTTGAACCGCTTGACCTCGGCCTGCGCCTGACTATAGGTGAGAAAGCAACTTTTTCCGCTCCTGCAGCCGCAGTTATACTTATCGCCCACCGGAGGCCGCCTTCCAACCACCCCGATCCACGCCGTAAGTCTCCAGGATCTCGCGCTGGCGCCGGACCGGGTCGGCTAAGTACCGCGGGTCCTTGATCGCGTCAGACTCCTTCGGCCAGGTCGAGGGAATGGAGACTTCGATTCCCCGCTCGCGATCGCGCAGGAGATGCTTCCCGGCTTCCCATACAACATCGACGCCGCAGCGTGGCTGCGCGACGCGCTTGCTGACGCGCACGGTCAGCTTCTGGCGAAGGTACGCGCCCCATTCAGCGTTCGGCACGAGCCACCGCAGCTCGCGGAATTCGATGTAACGTTGTTCCCTGCGACGCGTAGCCATAAAAAGAAAAAGCTCCGCCGGAAACGCGCGCCACAAAGCACCTCGCGGCGCGCCATCCAACGGAGCTCGACTCCTCGAAGGAGAGAAAAACGAGGAGGAGCACACCCTTTTGAATTGTAGCTTCGGCCCCCGGCGCGTTGCGTCCCTGCCGTTCGTGTGCTCCCGTACTATCGAACGGCGCATCACCAGGGGCCGAAAATCAAACCTTCGCCTTCAACTCGTTCTTTAGTTCCTTGAACTCGGCCCGAGTCTCGGCGCGAAATTCCCTAACCAACAAATCAACCTTGTTAAACGCCTGCTCGAATTCGGCGCGAGTCATACGCCCGGCTAGGTCTTTTTCCAGCAAGTCGAGGCGCTTCACCGCATCCTTGAACTCGGATTTACTGATCTTGGTTACTGAACTGGCGAGCCATCCGACAGCGGCGGACACGCTCGCGGTTATGATGGTTTCACTGAGCGGCATAGATTCAGTTTGCTGCATTTCCGCACCTACGCGGGGGATAGGTAAGCCTGGGGGCCGGAACTTGCGACAATGCTCAGCAGCTTTAGAATCTGACGCCGACACCCGCGCCGAAGCGCTGCGTCGCTGGCGAAAGCAATCCTTCGGTGCGAATCCAGTCAACGACCACGGGGCGAATGAACACATGGCCCAGGTTTATATCCACCCCGGCGCCGTAAGTGCGCGTGAATACCCGGTCGCCGCTGTATGAGGTCCTGAAGCCAAAGAGGGCGTGACCGAACGGGGAGACGAAGCCTTTCGCCAGGTCAACCGAGAGCTGCGGCCCGAAGCTGTAGGTATCGAGCGGGATATCGGCGCCGATCGCGGAGCGGTTGTACTGAAAGACGCCGCCAAGCCGGAAGGCGCTTTTCTTGAACATCCGCGCGTCGAGCTCGGCCGTCAGGCCCTGCTGGTACTCGGTCGAAAACAGAGACTCGAACGAGTATTCGGTGTTGGTGAAGCCGACCGACAGTTTCAGTTTGTCAGGCTGCGCTTTGTCCTGCGCGGACGTGAAGGAAGCAGCGAGTAGGAGAAGGGTTGCGAGGGCTGCGATTCTGATCGGTGTTATTTTCATAAAGTGTGTAGTTTGTGTGACCTTAAAAACGAAAAGCCGCCCAACACCGCAGCGGCATTCCGATTTATTTCAGTCGGCGCAAAGCTGCGAATTGGACGGCGCGTGTCCCGGTTATTTCACCGGGCCGAAGCCTATTTGGTTTTCAGCTGCTCGACGAGTTCATCGCAGAGCTTTATCGCGCCCGCGAGCGCGCGGCGGATCATAATCACGACCAGCCTTAAACTTGTCGGGCTAAGCATATGCGCAGTTTGGGATTCCGCGCAAGTGTTTTCTTCTTTCTCTTTAGTTTGTGAGGAATTGTCGGATTGAGTCATAGTTGTTACTGCTTTGCTTCTTCTCCTTTAATCGCTTTCGCCGGTAGCCTGCGAAACTTTACCTGACTCCCTTGTCGTGCCGAGAGCCTTTCCCTCGACCAACCCAAATCACCTGTATTTTCAAAACGATAATTTCTACTCCTGTTGTGCCGAGAGCCTTTCCCTCGACCAACCCAAATCACGATTCGGTTTGAATTCGAGCGCGAGCTCCTGCTCCTCAAGTGCCGAGAGCCTTTCCCTCGACCAACCCAAATCACGTCATTCACCGTAGAGCGACGTGTGATCACTTCAGTGCCGAGAGCCTTTCCCTCGACCAACCCAAATCACCCGCACCACGTCAGCAATTGCAGGTAGTACCCACAAGGTGCCGAGAGCCTTTCCCTCGACCAACCCAAATCACCGGGGACACGGTGAAACTGGTGACACTTCAGCC